AAATGTCAATTGCTCTGTGAAGATTGTCATCGTAAAAAGACACATACAGTAGATCGTCCCGTTATCAACCAAAAGGTGAGGAATACTTGGGACAAAAAAATGAACAAAGGAGTGTGAATTCAAATGAAGTTTAAAGCACTAGTATTTGTTCGTCTGAGATCACAGGTTGATGACTCTCCTGGTAATGCTGTAAGGGATGCATGTAAGAGATTGTCTGAACTAAATATCAAGAAACTTAGATTAGGTAAGGTGGTTGATGTGTGGTTAGAAGCAGAGACTAGAGAGTATGCCGAGAAGGAACTTGAAATGCTTTCTGATAGATTCCTTGCTAATAAAGTTATGGAAGACTGGGACTACGAATTAACTGAGATTGAAAGTTTCCCCCCAGGTATTAGTGATGTTTGATAGTCCAGAAGCACCTATAGAAGGTGAAGTTGATAAGTGGGGATTTACAATCAAACCTTCTATCTCTGACATTGATTGTATTGTCATATGTCTTAAGAATGCTCCATGTGGTACTGATAGAAAACAAGTTATGCGTTTGATTGATGAGTATGAAGGTGGAAGAAGAATTTAAAGATATGAAAAGTTTATTTGATAAAACAATTCAATTACATCATAAAGATATTCATGAAGAACTTGACGTAATTAAACAGCATCAAGTAAAATCTAAGTGGTATTATATTTTTTGGGGAATTGCTACAGTCTCTGTAGTAGCAGGACAAATTTACATTGGATCTAGTTATTGGTCAATGTCTAATTCAGTAAATCAAGTATTGGAGAAAATGAAATGAAGTATCTTTTAGCACTAGCTAGTGCCTTTCTAGTTGCCTCACCTGCCCTGGCAGGAGGTCCAGCACTAGGAAAAAGACACCATCACTATCATCATACAGGCACTCACAAACATCATCACTGTCACAAGAAAACAGGTTTGTGTCACTGGCATAAACATTCACACTGGGGAAAAGATGCTGGACATCATGGTAATAGATTCATGCATGGAGTCTTCTATCGCGATAAGTATTATCACCATAAAGAAAACTATTGGTATCCTAATCCCTCCTGGCAGATTCACATCCACTGATAAATTATGAAATCTTTGAAAACACCTCTTCGTTATCCTGGTGGCAAATCACGTGCCTTAACAAAAATCATTCCTAAGATCCCAGATCTATCTACCTACAAAGAATATAGAGAACCTTTTATTGGTGGAGCATCAATAGCAATTCAAGTATCTAAGATGTATCCAACATTAGATATATGGGTCAATGATTTGTATACACCATTGGTTATCTTTTGGCAACAACTGCAAGAGAAAGGTGTTGAAATGAGAAACTTTCTTGCTTCTCTCAAAACAATTAATGAGAATGAAGATAAGTGTAGAATTCTTTTCAATTCCTCCAAAGGGCACATCAATGATGATAGTGCATCTGATTTTGTAAAAGCTTGTGCTTTTTATATTGTTAATAAGTGTTCCTTCTCTGGATTGACTGAATCATCATCTTTCTCTAAGATGGCCTCACAGAATAATTTTACTATGAGGGGGATTGATAGACTCCCTGAGTTCTCAAAGATTATTTCTAATTGGAAAATTACAAACTTTTCATATGATGAATTGTTAGATGAGTCATCTGAAAGAAAAGCATTTATCTATCTTGATCCACCTTATGATATTAAGGACAGTTTGTATGGAAAGAAAGGTAGAATGCATAAGGGATTCAATCATGATCAATTTGCCACTGATTGCTCTGATTGTAGTATGGATATGCTCATCTCATATAACTCTGATCAACTAGTAAAGCATAGATTTGAAGATTGGGGTGCTGCTGAATTTGAACACACTTATACTTTGAGATCTGTTGGTAAGTATATGCGTGAACAAAAAGAAAGAAAGGAACTTTTACTTTTTAATTATGGAACTGAAAGACTGGCTCAACTCTATTAACTTCTCAAAAGAAGACTTATCTGAGCATATTAAAGACTATCCACCATACATCATTAATAGATGTCTATCAGGTCATCTTGATTGTGTGTTGTTTGCTAATGAAATGAATAGGTATCATTTCTTAGATAAAGACATGCAATATAATTTTTACATAAATATTCTGAGAAAGAGGAAGAGATTTTCTCCTTGGGTCCGCAAAGAAAAGGTATCAGATCTAGAGTTTGTTAAAAGTTATTATGGTTATAATAATGAGAAAGCATCTCAAGCACTGAAAATCTTGTCAAACGAGCAATTGGACTACATTAAACAAAAACTTGATACTGGTGGTAAAAGATGACTCAAACAACTGAACCTCAGGTTAGTTGGTCTCAAGATAAAATGGTTGAGATTCTATTAAATGAACCTGATGATTTCCTCAAAGTAAGAGAAACTTTAACAAGAATTGGTGTTGCTTCTCGCAAAGAAAAGAAACTTTACCAATCTTGCCATATTTTGCATAAGCAAGGTAAATACTTTATAGTACATTTTAAGGAGTTATTTGCTCTTGATGGCAAATACGCTAACATTACTATTAACGACGTTCAGCGTAGGAATCGTATTACTCGCCTGCTTGCTGATTGGGGTCTCATCACAGTTGTAAAAGAAGATTCAATCATGGACATTGCTCCATTGAATCAAATCAAAGTTTTGCCTTATAGAGACAAGAATGACTGGTCTCTAGAGCAGAAGTATAATATTGGTAAAAAAAGCAAACCACAAGAAGAAGATAATAAATAACACTGAGACTCTTTTCGTGCGGTCTCTACGAAAGTCGGAACACCCTATAAAGTGGTTGGGTTTTTACCCTTCCACTTTTTTTGCTTTCTGTTATAATTAGTATTGGATGCCTTAGGGGTCCACAAAACACAAACTCGCTTTAAAGGAGCTACAATCATGGGTAACCTTAACACCTACAAGTATGGTGCGTCTGATCTTCCTGCACTCATGGAACGTATAAATAAACATAGTATTGGTATGGAACAATACTTTGATAAACTGTTTACTCTTCAAGAAACACAATCAAATTATCCTCCATACAACTTAATTCAAGTCAGTAGCACAGAGTCGCTCCTTGAGTTAGCACTAGCAGGATTTAAAAAAGAAGATGTCAAAGTCTACACACAAGACGGAAAACTCTTTGTCGAAGGAAATCAACAAGAAGACAAAGAGTCAAGCCAAAACTACGTCCATAGAGGACTGGCTCAACGATCTTTCACCAGAACTTGGAGCCTCTCAGATGAAACGGAAGTTAGATCAGTTGAATTTGAGAATGGGTTGTTAACTATTGTTCTTGGTAGAATTATACCAGATCATCATCAAAAGAAAGTTTGGTTTTAAATTATAAATAGAACTGAATATCGTCGCTGCTGGGAGACCTCTGGCAAAATCCAGAGGATCTCCCCATTTTTTTAGGAGTTATTATGGAAAATTTAAAAGTATTGATCATTGATGGACTCACCATCCTTGCACAAATTGATGAAGTTTCAGGTGAACTAGGATCTCCTGATTGTAAACTAACTGAACCCATGGTCTTAGGTGAGCAGGATACAATGTCACCCTGGTTAGTTGGTGTGACATCACAGAATACCTTTATGGTTCATTCAGATAAGATCTTGACTATTGTGGATCCTAATAGTAAACTGAAAGAGAGGTATGAGAGTCTGGTGAAGGGATGAGGTTTTATACTAACATCCAAATGGTTGGTAACAACTTTTTGGTTCGTGAATATGAGAATGGACAAAGAAGAATCTATAGAGAAGAATATCAACCAACTCTTTATGTCAAGTCAAAGAAAGAATCTAAATGGAAAACACTTGATGGTGATTGTGTAGAACCCATTCAACCAGGAACTATCAGGGATTGTAGAGAATTTTATAAAAAGTATGATGGTGTAGATGGATTTCCAATCTATGGAAATGAAAGATATCTGTACCAATATATTTCAGACAAATATTCAGAGGATGAGATTCAATTTGATATCTCAAAGATTTCTCTGGTAACTATGGACATTGAGGTTCAGGCAGAGAGGGGATTTCCTGATCCTGAATCTTGTTCTGAGGAGATGCTTACTATCTCTATTCAAGATTACACAACTAAAGAAATCACAACCTGGGGAAGAAAACCTTATACCCCTACACAAAAGAATGTGACCTATCACCACTATAGTGATGAGGTTGCAATGCTCAATGCATTCCTCTACTGGTGGACCCAGAACACCCCTGATGTGATTACAGGATGGAATGTAAGGTTGTATGATATTCCTTACCTGTGTGGCAGGATCAGCAGGATTATGGGCGAGAAGAAGATGAAACTTCTATCCCCTTGGGGTCTGGTGACTAGAGATGAAGCATGGATTTCTGGTAGAAAGTTCAATGTATTTGATGTTGCTGGACTTACTACATTAGATTACCTTGAACTTTATAAGAAGTTCACGTACAAAGCACAAGAGTCTTACAGACTAGATTATATTGCTCAAGTGGAACTGGGTCAGAAGAAACTAGATCACAGTGAGTTTGAAACCTTCAAAGATTTTTATAGAGGGAACTGGAAGAAGTTTGTAGACTACAACATTATTGACGTGGAACTTGTTGACCGTTTGGAAGACAAGATGAAACTGATTGAACTTGCCCTGACCATGGCATACACAGCAAAGGTTAACTATGTTGATGTGATGTATCAGGTAAGGATGTGGGATACAATAATTTATAATTATTTAAAGAAGAGGAACATTGTTATTCCTCCTAAAGATAGGACAGACAAGGATTCAAAGTTTGCTGGTGCTTATGTTAAAGAACCGAAACCAGGAAAGTATGATTGGGTGGTTAGTTTTGACCTTAACAGTCTGTATCCTCATCTTATTATGCAATATAATATTTCCCCAGAGACCCTTGTTGATGAAAAACATCCCAGCACAACAGTTGATAGAATACTTAAGGAAGAATTAACTTTTGAAATGTATAAAGACTATGCAGTTTGTGCTAATGGTGCAATGTATAGGAAAGATGTGAAAGGATTTCTTCCTGAGTTGATGGAAAAGATGTATGCAGAGAGGGTCATCTTTAAGAAAAGAATGCTCCAAGCAAAACAAGAGTATGAAAAGACTCCAACTAAAGCACTTGAGAAAGAGATTGCCAGGTGCAACAATATTCAAATGGCTAAGAAGATCTCTCTTAATAGTGCTTATGGCGCTATCGGTAATCAGTATTTTAGGTACTACAAACTTGCCAATGCAGAAGCTATTACACTCTCAGGACAAGTGTCCATCAGATGGATAGAAAATCATGTTAATGATTATCTAAATAATTTATTAAAAACTAAAAAAGTAGATTATGTCATTGCATCTGACACTGACTCAATCTATATTGATTTTGGACCTCTTGTTAATAAATTTTTTAGTAATATTATTGACAATAAGACTAAACTTGTGGAGGTCATTGACAAGATCTGCCAAGATAAACTGGAACCGTTTATTGAGAATTCTTATCAGAAACTTGCGACGTATGTGAATGCATATGATCAAAAGATGCAGATGAAGCGTGAGAATATTGCTGATCGTGGAATTTGGACTGCTAAGA